TTGTATTTGCCTACACGACGATTCAAAATCAGCTGATAACCAGCGGCCTGTACAGCTGGAGCCGCAGAGTTCATTTCATCCAAGAATAAAACTACCACTGGATACTGACTGGCAAGCTCTTCATCTGGCAAGTCGATTGGGGGAGCCCAATCCATAACTTCTTTGTTCTTATTAAAGAACGGAATACCGCGAATATCTGTCGGCTCCATTTGACCTAAACGCAAGTCAATCATATGGCCGCCAAGTTCTTCAGTTAAACTTGCAACGATTTCGCTCTTACCAATTCCGGGAGGACCCCATAGGAATACTGGACGTTTATTTTTGAAACAACGTAAGATACGGCTACGGGCTTCTGTAGGGCTAACACTACGATTCTCAGTCACGGACATTTACTTCTCCTTTTCTTAATTGATACACATATTATAGCAAATCTTGAATTACAGGTCTGTCGCTTTTAAGCAACAGCCTTGATTTCTAATACCTTTGCTGGGTAAGCAATATGACCATCGAACTTGAGTTGGCTCTGCTCAAACTCTGTCATAAAGTCATCGGCCACTACACCATACCCAACAATGTACTGACGGCTACCTACATCATTCCACTCAACTTCTGGGCGGAAGTAATTGACCAGCTCGGCAATGGCTTCGTCACTACGACCAGCTGAGCCCAATGGGTAGAAGAAATCCTCACCGCCTTTGAACTTCCAATGCTGAGGGCATTCACCTTCTCCGTCCCAATCATGGGCACCATAGTTTTCCATGTACTGACAAGTGATATGTAATTTCATTGCCGCTCCTGTTTAATTACTATACTATTATTATAACAAACCTTGAATTTTGGGTCAACCAAATTAGTTTGCTTCGTATGCTGGACGCAATACATTTTCCATCCACCATTGACGATGTGCAGCGGCCTGTTTAGGGCTCATTGTAATGTCAGCTTCTTTAGGCTCTGGCTTTGATTTTTTAATTTTAAGATTAGATGTCTTTACTGTGGTAAACAGTTTTTTTTGCACCGGTTTCTTAGCAGGACGAGCAAAAGGATTTTCGTCCTTGATCAAACTGGTAAGCAGGCCTGTAGCCTCAGGTGTATTATGATTAGGATATGAAATGGCTAAGTTAGTGAGTACATACTTAGCGGCATCATTCTTAGTCATTGGCGTAGGCAAGATTGCCATTGAAATGTCTGTATCACCAAGTTTAGCCAACTGTTGGGCACGGCTAATTTCGTTAGCAGTACGGAATTTTAAAACACCATTCATACGGCTAAAACCTGCAAATTGAACTGTCGTCATTGCTACTCCTTATTAGTTACTATACAAGTATTATAGCAAATAATGAATTTTGGGTCAACCGAAATCTGCACTCTTTTTGTGCTTGGGCTGGCGTTTATAGCGGGTTTTGAGCTCCACTTTTTTAGCCTTAAAGGGACTGTTGCTCAAAAACAACACCTTATGAGCACGAGTTTTTTGTGGGATTTTTACAACGATTTTATCCATCATACTGTAATTATACAATAAGATGAATTATGGGTCAACAGCGGGTTAATTGCTTGGCCAGGTTTTTTTGCTTGTTGATATTACCGGGTGTACCAGTTCCGCTTTCTTGATGTGAAAAAATACCGTAGAGTTGAACTACAGTAGGGTTTTTTCCTTCTATGGTATAGAATACGCTGAGATCTCTTGTTAGGTGTGCGTGACGTAATTTTGGAACAGCACGAGCCAAAGGGCCAGCATTGATAAAAGGTGTATCACTACTACCAAATTGTTGCCCTGGGTTTGCAGTTTTGGCCTGTGTAAATTCTTTAAATTTATCCGACAGTCCGGGATAGTTTTTAGTCTTTTCTGCAAAGGTACGATTAAACAAATCACAGGCTTGAAATTTTATACTGGTAGATACAGTAGCCTCGGTTAAGGTTTCTGTCCAGGGCCCTTGATGTGCCTGTAGAATAAGAGATTCAAATATATCAGTAAACTTCATACTACTATTTAGTAGTACCAATATACTCGTGGCTGTAGCAAAGTCGTCCTGCATCACGTGCGGTAGTGGTTCCACCATAGCCGGGCATTTTACGAGTAGTTCCATCTTTGTTCAAGTAACTGCCCAGGCGTGATTTTAAGTTAGTACTGGTAGGACGCCATAAGGGAGAATTCTGCCGATGTTCGCCAAAACTTGGATGGGCAGTTTTGCTAAAATATCTTAGCCCCCGGCTAACATATATTTCAGCAATGGCATCGCTAAATTTAGTACCTATGCCCATTCCTTGAAATTCAGGAAGAACTACAGTACGATGACCACGCCAGTAACTGTGAATATCTCTGTTAGTTGAATGTATCGCGGCATGAAACGCCACTGGTTTGTCACCTATTAGGCCTACATAGTAATGAGCTGATTTACTTATAGCAGTATCTAAATAGTGATACTTACCGAAATATCGCCAATAGTCCTGACTTGTGCTTCGGATGGTGAGTGTAAGTTCTGGTCTTGTCCCCAGTCGAAGAAGTGACCTCCGATTATCTAATACCTGTAGGTCGGTATCGTACACCCAGTCTGGATCTAACCAGTCTATAATATCTCTGTGACAACTTGCAATGTATAGCGGCTGACCTGTGTTGGCACGATCATAATATTTTCGCATACTTAAAGCAAGACTTTTAGCAGTATCGCGATCCACTACTGATGTAAATTCATCTATTATATTGATACCTTCATCTAAGGCTTTGGCCATTTCAAAGCGATGAAACTCACCATTGCTTAATGTTGCAGGTGAGCGGAACCATGCAGGAATAGTACGCAAGCCACATGCCAGTAACAGTTCTTCACCACGTTCAGGCGAACTAAAGTTATCAATAACGGTTACATCCTTATTAATTGTATCAACGAGATTTTTATCAACGGAATCCACTGTACGCAATATTGTACTCTTGCCTGATCCCGATGTACCTACGATTAACACGATCCCTTCGGTAGGCAGGTTGGGAATCGTAACGTTGGGCTCTTTATAGTCCTTGATATCGTACTTCTTTTTAATTTCGTCTAAGTAACTCATTTAATTGAATCTGCCATTGTTTTAAAAATTGCTTTAAGCTCTTCTGTAGTTTTACAATACTTTGTCTGCCACTCTTTATAAAGTTCTGGCTCGGTAGTAGCATTAAAGTTCCAGCCAATTTGGTCTTGACGTTTTTTATCTAAGTTTTCTTGTAGGATCTGTAGACGTGCTTGATTATCACCTTTGATCTTGCCCGAGCCCTGACTTGAGCCTAATGCTGTATAGAATTTATCATTACCATGTTTATCTTTTTTAAAGGGTGTAACTGCACGGGAGTGTATTTCTTTGATTAATTCGTCTTTGGTAAGGAAAAAATATTCAACAGTTTTTTCGTCCCAGGCCTTCATAAAAAGATATCCGGCTAAATCTTCATAAAACCTTAGTTGGCCGCCACCGATAGCATCACCTGACGAAAACGAAACTTTAAGTTCAATATTATTTTTGCCTGGTACTAATTTGTCTCCGGCTACTAAGTCACCAAGATCTAACCCCTCGTCATCATTCTTTTTATCGTAACTTAGAGAGTCTTTTTTCTTAGTACCTGTTTGAAAAGCAACCCAGCCCTCAATAAATTTTTCAGCTGATTTTTGCTTCATAGCATGATAGTATTCATACATTTCTTCGTATGGGGTATCATAGTAGGAATCAATAGATTCTAAGAGACTACGAATTTCTTCGGTCTCTTTTCTGTTTGCTTTAATGCGGTCAAGTAATGACATTTATTTTCCTATTAAATTTCTATTGTACTACCTTTACCTTTAGAATAAAAGATATGATCACCAATTTGTTTAATACGATTATTGGGATCTGCCCAATTTGGTGCCTTGATATAGTCTGCATGATAAAGCAAACTCTTTTCTAAACCCTTGACACGATAGCCTTTAAGTGCATTTAGAGCAATAGTATGACTACGAGCATATAGATCAGGATCGGGCTTGTGCAGTCGTTTTAACAAAGTCCACGAAAATTGATATGGAGCATATACTACAGAACAAACTGTATTACCCCAACGGCCAGCACGAATTCGATTAAGGGTTACGGTAGCCACTGCATATTTACCAATGTCAGTTTGATTGCCAGCTTCATAATAAATGTTTTTAGTTAAACATTCAACATCGTGTTTGGTATAGTTAATACCGTGATTAGTTTTAATAATTATTTCTTCAATTTGATCAACTCGGTTATTTAAAGTTTCAGTTTTAAAATCCAGCCGAATCAACAATAAAGTAATAATTACACCAAATACAATTAATGTCCGATCTTTCACAATCAATACCTCTAAGGTTACAATGATAATACATTGTAGCATAAATGGTATTTGTTGGTCTGTCGTCTTTTTACAACACTCTAACCTATTGATTCGCTTCTAAATTATTTAGGTAAGTAGGCAAATCACCACCATGAAGCTGTAGCATAACAGCATCTTGTTCGCTCATGACCATTAGGTTAGACAAGGTTTTAATAAAGTAAGGTTGGCCAAGCAATCTTTCAAGCTGAAGTAATTGTTTGGGTAATATTTTTTCTTGTAGTTTAACTTCGTGTAGTTTAAGATCGGTGTGTCGTTCAATCCAGGCATAGCCAACTTTGGTTAATCTAAGACTGTTACTGTTAATTGAATTATACCACCATTGATGTCCGACACCTGGCCAGTCGGCACCGGGACTGACCATGTCTATTAGGTCTTGGGTCCACTGGCTTTGAGTTTTACGGTTTGTAGATAGTGTCACCTTGCTTGAGTAAGACTACGGTGAATTTGTCAGTCTTGAATAAGGTGTTGAGTTTCTTGGCCAAGTTGATAGCATGTCCGGAATTACTAAAGCTGCATTTTTTGTACTTTGGTCCTGGATAGGCCACAAGCATATTTGCAGTCTTAAGATTAATAGGTTGGTTGTCATAGAAGACTGCCCAGATGCCTTCGCTGGATAATACTTGGTCACTTTTGTAACTTGACTTGTTTACGTGTTCGAGAAGCACGGTAGGTTTTGGTCTACTCATAATTGAATTCCATCTATACTTTTATTTATCTTAGAAAACGGCGTATATTATTTAAAACCGCCCCCGTCCATGGTAATTTCAACTACTTCATCTGTTACCTGAGGTTTTCCTGATAATTCAGCTATATGTGCTAATAGTGCAAAAATATCGTTGTGTAAATTTCGCGCCTCTTGAGCAGTCAAAATCAGGTTTTTGCCTTGGGTTTGGTTCATAACACGCACTTTATCGTTAAACATCTTTGTGTGTATGCTTAGTTTATTGTCCATTGACTTTCCTTAATTGTTCAGACATGGATTCCTGAGTTTTAAATGGTCCTTGATATTCATATCGATTTAATGTAATTGCTTTTGGACAATAAGCACGAGCCCAGTTATGATTAAATTTAATAATGTAATATCCGGCACAAAAATAACTTTTACTTTTTGCTGTCTTGGTAAAAATTGGCAAATGTTTCTGTACATCAAACAGTACGTTATGCGGTCTATGCGGAGTAGGGTAACCGTAGATTTCATAAATTTTATTTTCTGCTGGTTTGGTTTTTTCAAACTTAACAAATTCAATATTGTATTTTTTACTTAACAATTTAATGTTAGAAAATACTTCACGTTGGTCGTCGTGTACATAAGCAACACCGCCTTCGTCAATGGCCTGGATGGTAGCAATCTTTTCTCCAGACTCCTCTACAATCCAAAATTTATTTTTTACTACAGGTTTGGCTACAATATCATTCATGCGATTAATCCAATCATTGTTATATAAGTCAGTGAATGTAAGTATTGGTCAAATCCCAACAACCACCAAAACTTTTCACTTGTATCTGGTCGCCAGTTATAGCGAGCATTTAGTCGCATCTTTGCCCAATCGATATGATAATGTATGATCATATCTGCAACAGCAAATGTTAATGCTAATTCAACATCAATCCATACAAAGCAGAGATACGTACCGATACCGTGTAGTCCGGCGTGTATTAAGCCACCCGGATGACCATAGGTGCCTTTGTTTCGCCATTGGTATTCCCATTGTAAAGGAAAGTCAATGACAAAATGTTTTGTAACTAATAAAAACAACATGAATACTACAAAGTTCATATTAACCCTTTAGACAACTCATGGTTACAATCTTGCCAAGCTCTTTGTCAAAGTCGGCATCTTCGCCGATGATGTAGAGCTGTGGTTGCGGTGCTGATTGGCCAAGATAAACACTATTTTGATGATCATTGATTTGTACAACCCAGCCGCCATTGGCCTTGGCAACACTAAAATTAATCGCAGCATTACCATTTATGTTAATAGTTGGTTGGCTTGGCGCTACACTTATACCAACTGCACCGGCACCCAGTGTATAGGTCATTTGCCCTGGGGAATTCATTGTATACGACATTTCTTTTTCCTTTTTATATGCGTTTGTAAATTTAGTTTTGGCCGGGGCCGCTAACCAATTTAACAATCGTACTCTTAGATCTGCAAAAATCATAGTGCTTTTTCTTCCTGTTCGGTTAAAGCTACCATGACTTTAACTTGGTCCATGGCTTTTTCTAAATTGGCTACAGCATCGGCAACTCCGGGATGCCGTTTAGCCAATTCCTGCATACGCTGTTCTTCGTGCATTTTTTTAGTAGCCCAATCTAAAGCACTGATGGCCATACCGCTCAGACTAACTTCAGCAGTTTGGTAGCCCATGCTGATCCAACTTGAGCCATCAAAAACTTCCATGCCACTGCCGTTTAAACGGATCATACCCTGCATTGGGTTATTTGCATTGGGGCTAACATAAGGGTTATTACTATAACCACCGTTGACCTGTAGGTACCCATTGTTAGGTCCTGATCCAATACTATTAATCATACTCTTAACAACTCCATACTAACAATATGTCCGATAGTTTTTGCAATATCTTCGCCTTCGGGGATAACGTGGGTAGTGTTATTATTACGATCTGTTTTACGATCGTAGTGACGAATCTGCACAATAGTTCCGCCTTGAGCTGGCATAACATTAAAAGACAAGCCTTCTACGTCGACTGCCCTGGCACCTGTGTTTACCGCAACTTCTACTGGATAGCAGTCTTCTTCCTGTAGCCAGCGTCTTATTTTACGTTTTAACCAATTCATTCTGGATACCTTGCTGTTAAAAAATCTACAAAACCTTGTATGTTATCACTGATACGCTTTAAATCGTATTTGCCGCAGAACTTCATAAACTTAGTTCCAATCTGCGGTATATCTTTTGCTACGCTGTTGGCGGCAATAGTTTCGGCTATCCATAGTTTAACATGATCGGGCTGTGCTGTTAAATCTACTAATTGTACATTACGTAGATAGTCATCTAATACACGATGTTCAACACCGTTATGATCAGTCCAACGCTGTAACATTAGATTATTCCACGCAAAGCCTTTTTTATCGCGGTCTTCGTAGGCTTCGGTGAGCCCAACTTTATTTTTACTTCCAACTTTCCTGACCCCCGGGAACGCACTGAATATGTTGTCTGTGGGGTCACCTCGCATACACTTTTCAAAAAGGATCCAAGCTGGATTAGGGATGGTTTTGTTTTCTTTAGTTTTTTTATCTTTGACTGGGGCACCTTTTTTGTCAAATATGCCTTCAATAGTGTGGAGTTCATCTGCGATCCCGTTGTATTGCGTTACATTTGTTGCTAACAGTTGATGAAAATCTGTGTCGCTACTGACAATCACATGCTCATCCTGTGGGTGTGCCTGTATCCATCCTGCCACCAGGTCATCTGCTTCCAACGACTCGTGCCGGAGAACAGTACAATTGGACTTTTCGTAAAAGAACGTTTTAAGTTCATCAAAACTTTCCCAGAACAAACGATCTTCTTCTTGTTCTGTTTCTGTAAGTGCTGCTCTCGCAACCGCACGGTTTGCTTTATACGGGGCATAGAAATCCTTACGCCAGCTACGGCCTTCTAAACATATTACCACGTGATCGGCCCGTTGATCACGATAGGCTTTAGCAATACTGCTAAGTGTTACGTGTACAGCGAAACCCAAACGGTCCCATGTATCACTCTGACGATGTGCCGCATGACGAGCACGGAAAAAGGTATTGGCGGTGTCTACAATTAGATATTTCATGTAGTTATAATAGCATATATTGATTATTGTGTCAATAACTGTTGGATATATTTTTGGTATAAAAATTTGGCCCAGGCACGATGTGCATCGGCACCATAATGGTATGAATCTGGGCGAACTGTTTTAAATCCTTGATTTTTTAACCAATAATAGTAGGTATAGTCTTGATTGTACGGTTCGATGTAACAGTCATCCCAGTCAAATTTTGGTGGCGGAACTGGCATAGAATGGCTGGTAATTTGTCCTGTGCCAATTGGAGCAAAGTCTGTATAGGTATTAAAAAATAAATGTTTTACGTTGAGTTCGTTGAGCTTGGTGTGAAAATCAAATATTCGATTATGCCAGGCAACCATTTTAAGTTCTCTGGTGACATAGTCCTGATCGATAACCCATTGTTTGTATTTATCTGCTAATTCTGACGGAACTGTATCACTACCCCCGGCGGTAACTTGATAGTAAGTACCGTTGTGTAACCACTCTTCTCGTTCCCAGGTACTCCATCCAATTATGATAAGATCGGGTTTCTGTACAGGCAATCCTTGTGCGCCCTCTAAGTGTGACCAAGTTGTTCTTAATATACGATCATTGCTGCTGGCCGACTCAGCATCACAATCGAGTATAGCATCTAAATAGTTAGCAAGCTCACACCCATAGCTGGCCTGTAGATTGTCTGGATGAGGGCACCTGCCCATATTCCAGTAAAGACTATCATCTTCGGCAAACGCATGTCGGTTTACCGCTTCTGCCCCGGCACTATGGCTGTCACCGTTTACATAGACTATCAAGATATTTCAGATTTTCCGTCGCCTAAATCTTTGCGATCTACTACACGTGGCCTAACTTCATAAGGTTGATTGGCTTCCCATTGTTCAAAGTTTTCTTGAACTACGTTACGGCAAACATCTTGGAACCAACGATCAACAATAATATCTTCCGACTCGTTGGGTTTAAGTTGATAACCTGAACGAACAAGATTAGTGATGAATTTATCATTCCAATCTAATTCAAATGCTCCGTTGCCAATATTCTCTGGATCTAACTCTACACTAAGGATAGCAACGTATGGCTCGCCCTTTTCTGTAGCAAGGTCTTTAGCTGATTTTTCAACTTTCTTTTTTTCAACCTTGGGCTTTTCTTCTACTTTTACTTCTGGCTTCTTTTTAAATGCGTCAAACAGTCCCATACTCTTTCCCTTACTTGATCCAATGCTGTGCCAATACCATTAAGCTCAACCAAGCCCACATAGTATTAAAACCCACTAAGGTTGGTAAGGCTTTTTTACGGCTTGCCCAGATTAATGTTACGCTGGTTAATAGTGTTAGATAATACAATTCCCAGATTTGAATTCCAAAGATCAAACCTGGAATAATAATAACGGCCTTGGCTACCCACGATACAAACTCTACGGTATTATAGTTAGTCCAGTACGCCTTTGTAAACCACATCATATAGCAGTCACGCATATTGCGCCAACCACTGTGGGTGTAGCAAACGACCATTAATACTAACCATATGCCTACTGCTACTAAAATTTGATTCTGTGTCATTGTTTTAAACTCCATATAATATGTTCTGTGGGCTCGTGATAACGAAACTCAAATACAGGATCACCTGGCCCTGTATACATTGCTATTCCTTCGTATACAAAACGTAAAAATAGCCAACGTCCTGTTAAAGCACTACGCTTTGGTAACCACAAAAACTTTAATCTCCAATACGCACGATCATTAAATGAATCGTACGGTTTGTGTATCATTCCTGGTATTGGCATAGTATAAAGACCTTGTGGGAACAATCAAGTGCCCCACTCGTTCTTAAATAGTGGTACCTGAAGTCTATCACTGTAGCGTAGACCTTTTGACATTGCCAAATCTGCCACTCGGCGATTGTTCAGAGCGTAAACCGTTTCCACACCACCAACTGGCATTAGATATACATGTCCGCTGAAACCATCAGCACGATATGCTCCAATAGCACATTCTGCGTCGGCAAAGTCTTGTTCTGTGGCAATAACAAATTTTAAATAAGCTGTACCATACCATTCGTATTCGCTGACAATTTTGGGCTGTATAGCATCTTCCCAGGCTTCGCCGCTACATGGTAGTTTAGCACTGACACTGAACGTAATTTCTCTTTCGGGATTTTGTTTTTTCCATGCAAAGAGATATTTCTTAAAATCGTCTGTTAGTTTTTGAGTACCGTTTGTTTCAAAAGTAATTTCTTTCAAGCCTGCCATCTTGGGATGATCTAACAGGTCTGGATAAGCACGTTGCCAACCTAACAAAGGTTCACCACCCGTAATAACTAAATGCTCATCACGCCATTCTCCATGTGGAAGTATTTCCATAATACGTTCTACAATAGCATCCGACTCAAGCATTGGACTAAGATCCTTAAAACGAGGATCCCAAGAAGCATAACTATCACAACCGGTAGATACCAGTGGAAGATCCTCATACTTCTTATAACTGTCTGGATTAACATTGTTTGCTTCTTCACTTAATTCTCCACGTGGCATACCAAAGCCAGCACATTTAAAATTACAACCAAATGTACGTAAGAATACCGAAGGAACACCCATATAGCGTCCTTCGCCTTGTATACTATAGAATAACTCTGCTATTTTAATCTTGCTCATATATCTTTGACCATTTAGTTAATTTGATTGATTTGCGTAGCTGTGCTTCGTGTAATTCATCTGCTTTAAACACACCATGTGCCTGTAATAGTTCAATTAATAGTGTAACATCTCCCAACTCTTGTGTCAAGTGCTCACGCTGGGTTCCGCCTTCTTTATATGAGTTATCTATACCAAAACGGCGTATCTTACTAATAGCAACAATTACTTCGGCACACTCTTCTTGAAGTATGTCTAAGATTTCATTTATCTTGTCATTCATTTAATTTTTCTCTGTATCTTTCTAACCATAAATTGGCAGCAACTTCGTGCGATGGTTCTAATGGATGTAGCCACGGATCTGTTATATCAAATCCTTGATTTCTTGCCCAATCTAAAAAATTCAAATCATTGTCAAATAAACTCAAATTTGGTTTTACAATAGACTGTAGTTCTTTAACATAATCAGGATTCAGTGGCTCGTGGGTTTGATCAAACAAGGCATAGTCCATATAGGTTTGTATACTTGGAATGCCCTGCAATTTTAAATAACTTTGAACCGAATTAATGGTTTGTAAATTGCGAAACTTATTCCATACTACACTACGACCAAAGTCTCGATAAAAATCTAATATATCAACGGCCTGATCATTATTGTTCAACCATGCAAGGGTCTGTGGTACACAGGCTGTTCCTAAAGTAGTCCACCGTTCATGTGGAGGACCGACATAGAAATCAAATCTTTCTATCCAGGTCCAATTTATAACAGCTAATACATTTTTATCATTGGTTGAAAAATAAGAATAAACCTGACGAGCGATATGATCATTGCCACAACTGGCTATGGCCCGTGTTTCGTACTCGCAACCGAGTTGGGCGGCAATTAAACCGGGCCATGCCTGTGATCCATTGGTATTGTTCTTTAATTCTGTGCCAAATATAAAGCTGTCACCAAAAGAAACAATTTTTTTGATCATTAAATTGATCAGCCCTCATAGATAGCTGAGTTGGCGTCATGTTCAAACACTTCAGCACTCTTAAGACGCACTCCGTGTAGCACTGGATAGCGATCTGAACCAGTTTTCAACTGTTCTAACAGCTCGGCCATTTTGTCATAGCACATCCGAGCAAACATTTCGCAACCTACTCCGGGCACAATGCGTAGATCACACACACCCGAATCGTTGAACCCTCCGCCAATGGAATCGAGTTGTTTGAAAGTTTCTAAATGGGGATCATCTTCGGCGATGACCAAGGTATGATCGAACATGTAATCGGCCCATTCTTTGAATAGTTTGAGTCCACCGAAGTCCATTACCCAATTTCTTGAATCTAAGGTATCCGATTCAAAGATCAGTTTAATGCCAATTGAGTAGCCATGTAGGGTACTGCAATGACTGTGTGTGGCACGCCACTGACGGAAACAGCAACTTAATCCGCGATCAGTGCCGTATGTTTTTGTTGAGTAATATTTTGCCATTATGCTTTCTCCTTTGTGAGTTTTGCAAGCATTTGACTGTATAGTCCGTGGATTATCGGATCGTATAGATCACTATGGAAAGTGTCAAGATCCATGACTGGTTTGAGATATTCATCATCCATCCATCCAGGTGGATTTTGAAATGGATAGCCTATTAAGGCCAATTTTGCTCTAAACATGATACGACTGGTCAACATCAAACTGCGTAGTTCTGCAGGGTCTTGACTGGCAAGAATGTCATACCGCCGCATGATTTCTTTTACAACTGGTTCTTGAATGCTCATTATAATTCTCCTATGTTAGATTATAGCATAGGCTTGCAGAATTTGTATAGCGGGTTGACGCCGAAAGACCGCTGTTTGTGGGGGGATACTGTTATTTATCTTGTACAACTGGTGGATTTGGTTTCTCGGCAGAATCTACTTTGCCAGTCTTATCACCCATCTTTTTAGCAATATACGGATCAAGGTATGGTTTATTAACAGTTTCATCAGCAACATTCCACCCAATGGCACTAACAAAACCCACAAGCAACCAAGTTCCTATCAGTTCAATAATCACTTATCTCCACCACTCTTCCCAAGGGAATACTATCCAAATTGGATTTTCTAATTTGTTGATGGTAGTACCTACATAGTCGACATATTTAAAATCACTTGCAGCATTGTCAACTAATGTAGCAAAACGAACATTATCGCCCCAGACATTTTCCCATCTTGGGTCACTGGGCAAGCAACCGCCTTGCCAATCTTCTCGAATCCAGTTTAGTGTAGCACCCGTATCATTAATGTCATCAACAATAAGAATGTTTTTACCACGTTGACTACGTGGAGGATCACCATCTACAGTAGCATCATTGTAGCCAAATGCATCTTCGGCCATCCATAAGTTGCTTTCTGGGCCAGTGCCATCACCTTCACGTAGACGCACATCCAAGGTATACATATGAACATCTAAGTAATAGCTCAACATCGATGCAGGCGTAAGCCCGCCGCGAGTAAGTCCTACAATGTAGTCCGGAGTCCATCCATCGGCCCGCATTTCGCGCATGATATTATGAATCCATTCTTTAATGGTCTTTTCGCTGTAATATACTTTAGTGGTCATCTTGGAGCAAATTCCTGTTGTAGCTTAATATTATCCATAAACTCTTTCTTAGTTGCTGGATCGGTTTGGAAAGCACCTTTAAGTACTGTAGTCTGTGTTAGACTACTGTGTGCCATTATTCCTCTGTTTTCGCAACATCCGTGGACAGCTTGTATGTATACACCAATGTTATCGGAATCGGT